CTAAAGACCGGGATGATTGGGCCGTAGTTGATGGCCGACGACATGTCACGGTATCCATTTGGTGTTTGAATTAAGTAAACTGACATCTGATTTCCTTTATAGTCTTTTTAGCTTCTTCGAAGCCTTTGCATATGAATACACTATAACCCATCAGCTCTAAATCAATAAATAATTCTTTTTGATCCTTACTTGTTGACGATCCTTTCTGCCTTTTCATTTCGACCCAGACCCGCCAGGCCGGTATAAATAAATCAGGAACGCCCTTGACAACACCTTCGACCTTGAGTTTGGCGGCAACAGCCGGGTGCCTTGATCCGCCGTTTGGTATTGCGAATATAATGACATCCGGAAACTCACGCCGAAACCATTGAACAAACAAAGCCTGATCTTCATGCTCCGGCGGCACCTCGCCTGGTTTGAGTTTTTTAGAAGGGTATGTCATTGACTTTGGGCTCCCAATCGTCGCATGCATTCTCGGTGAACTTAAAGTCGTGCGGCGGTCGGCTCTTAAATTTTTCGCAGAAACTACCCGCAGACATGTAGTCGCAGGTGTCGCAGAAATGCGGCGCAGTCCGCAACCACTTTTGTACTTTTTCCGGTATCGGATTGACTGAAGACATATTACCATTCCCTCAAAAGAACTCGATAGAATTTACCATCAAGCTTATATTTAATTGAGCGCGGCGGGTTGGCTCGATTTAGCTTTTCCGCCACGCCATCCAGATCGTCTTCGGCTAGCTCTTCTACGCCGCTATTTTTTGCAAGCTCGATTACTAATGTTCTGGCTTTATGGCCTACGTACCCGTCATGCAAAACAGTGAGATACTCATTGACCGGCTTATCAGAAAGGTTGTCCGGATAATATTGGACAAGTAACATTTTCTTGCCGCTGGCCCTGCTAACATGAACTCGCCATTTCCATGAGCCCACCGTCATATCAGACGGCTCACCGCCCATGATATCATCGTCATGAAGTATGGTTGGCTTTTCTTTCGGTGGTGGAAACTCAAAACCGCAAGCCGGGCATTTTCTTACAGCGGCGTGACATATCTCGCCACAGTTATCGCAAAGCTTGACCGGCACATCTCCGCCACCCTCACCCTTTTTCTTCGGCGCGGTCACGGCCGTGATAGGCCCATGCATTCTTACGACGCCCGCGAAGTCAAGGGCTAGGCAATGATCTGTATGCGGTTTAGGGCGTAGCCCACGACCGGCCATCTGAACATACAAAACCGGCGACATCGTCGGCCTTATAAACGCGATCAAGTCAATGCCGGGATGGTCAAAACCAACAGTCAATACATTCGCGTTTGTGAGGGCTTTAATCCTACCCGCCTTGAACGCGCTAAGGATGCGCGCACGCTCCACCTTTCCGGTTTTACCTGTAACCGTCTCGGCCTCAATGCCGCGCTTCCTTAGCGCGTCTCTGACGTGGTATGCGTGCTCAACTCCGGTGCAGAAAAAAAGCCATGATTTTCGATCTTTAGCAAACTCAATTACTTCATCAACGATTGCGACATTCAATGGCTCTATATCGACTGCGGCCTGCAGGTCTTTCTCTATAAATTCACCACCACGCTTCTTTACTCCGTCCGTGGATATTTGTGCTTTGGTGACTTTCGATCTAAGGGGTGCTAGATAACCCTTCAATATCAACTCTTCTATTGACGTTGGCTCGATCAAGGCGGAGAAAATCGCAGGCTCATCGGTGATTAGTCCGTGACCTAATCTCCATGGTGTGGCTGTTAGTCCAATCACCCTCAGCTTGGGATTAATCAGCAACAACTCTTCGATCAGTACGCGATAGTTACCATCATTTTTATGGTTTACCAAATGGCATTCGTCAATTACGATTAGATCGATATGGCCAATGCGATCGGCCTTACCTCTTAAGGATTGAATACCGCCAAAGGTAATTTTTTCATACAGCACGCGCCTATTCATAGACGCGCTGTAAATTCCCATGGGTGCGTTGGGCCACAGCTTTCTCATTTTCTCCGCATTCTGAGATATTAACTCCATGACGTGGGTCATCATTAAGATGCGAGTGCCAGGCCAATTCTCTGAGGCATCTTTACATATCTGCGCTACAATATGAGACTTGCCCGCCCCGGTTGGTAAAACGACGCAGGGATTGCCCGTATCGTGCTTTTCAAACCAAGCGTAAAGTTGGTCCATAGTTCTCTGCTGATAGTCTCTTAGCATCAGCCAGTAATCCTGGAGCCGGGAAATGCCCGTCTCACATCACCAGCAAGTTTTTGAGCGCAGCCTTTTGGATTGGCGATCAACTCGGAAGATCCGAATACAAAAGCGTCTGGGTGGCCGTTTCTAACATCAACGCCGTCGATCACATAAATGGCCTCGTGACCATCTGGGCTGTCCTTTATTTCCCATGGCACCATATCTGGGTGAAGCACATGGTCCTCGCAGCCCTTGAGCTGAAATTCCGGTGGGATATCGTCGGCCTGGTGAAGTTCGCAACGCCATGTGCTGTCTCCCTTGGCTGTCGAATGGGCGCAGGTGCGGCAATGAACTTCCTGGGTTAATTTTGTGTCGTGGCAAAAAGAATTAGCAGCGCAGAACTTACACCCCCATGCCTCGGGGTCGGTGCTAAGTGGGTCGGGCATGCGATTCGCAACCGCAATTTTCTTGCCGCGCGCTATGGCCTTTTCAGCATACGCCTTGTCGTATCTAACTCTTTCGGTATAGATACAGTCATTGTCTTTGCACACGGCGTAGTACAGCGCCCTAGTCAGCCCTGTGCCGTGCATATAGACTTGCATCTGCGTGTAGTGAAGCGGCTTTGCCTCCTCCACACCCTCTTCCCTCACCTTTAAAAAAGACTTCAGTGCATGGGTTTTCATCTCAAGCAGGTGGGGCGTCTTTGGTGCCTCCGGCACGTTACTTGCCACGCCGTCTATCGAACCGCTGACGTGGCCGCCAAAATCAACTCGATACTGCTCACCGTCAACATCGACACCAATTGACTTAAGATCGGCAATGATGGTGTCCTCTTCCATATGCCCGCGTCGAAATAGGCGCAGGATACGGCCTGGGAATTTCTCAACAACAACCCATCGGAAAGATAGCCAAAGCCATCGATCACATTCGTGACCTAATCCGCTGCCGCCCATATGCGGCCGTGGGTCATCCTGACCTTCTTCATGCGTGCGATCAATTAGATTTTCAATTGAATTTTCTATGTCGGGTATTACGGTCAAGGTAAAAAATGGGGCGGCGTTATTGGCGCCACCCCACCCTTCAAGGAGTTTCGTGGTTAAGGTTTATTTTGCCCAGGGCGGCTTTTTACCGGCAGGAGGGCTCGCGGCGGTATCGGGCTTTGCCGCGTCAGCCGAGGGCATGGCAGCGGCACCACCAGGCGCCCGGTAGCCCTTAACCTCGTTGCCGTCGCCGTACTCCTTGCTTTCCTTGACAACAACTTTGATATCGCAAGGGCCGCCGATCAGCTGATCAGTATCAGACACCTTGCTTAATCCGATAGCGCGCATTAGATCGCCAAGCTGCTGACGGCCAATCTCTTCGGCCTTTGGGTTTGGATTGTTGATATTGAGGTTGGTAAAGACAACGCGACCCTCATGAGACGGGCCGACCACGTCAAAACGCACGCTGATGTATTTGCCGGTGCCTGCCTTCGTCTCTTTCATGTCCGCAGCGGTAATTGTCACGCTATACCATCCCGCCGGTATGGGGTCAAAGTTATCGCCTTTCGGCAAGTCTTCTTCGGAATATTCTTGATCTAAAAACGCCATGTTATTCTTCCACTTCTTTTTCAGTTATTGAGACAGATGGTCTACCCGCAGAGGTTGATATTGCACCAAGCAAGGGCCGGGTAATTTCCTTACTTGTTGATTTCCATTTCTTAGGTATGATCTCCGCACCCCATTTAAATAGGGCGTGGAGGTGCTCGCTTGAGCCTTCTTCTGCCGCAAGCTCTTGAAGTTTTTTAACGTCAGTCTTGTGATTTAAACGCCCAGTAATTTTAATGACGAAACCCTCGTCAAGAGGATGAATTTCTTGACCCTCTTGATTCTCCGCGAAGCCGATCAGTGATAAAATTTTATCCTCAACCAATCTTCGCCTTTCTTTCGCGCCGTCTTCTTGGCCCTTCAGCGCTATCCATTCTTTTGAAAGGGCCGCAAGACTATTCATGCGCTGGCGCCTCTGATCTTGTTGATAATCGCGCCGAGATCAGGGGCCTCCCATGAATCAAGTTTTCCGCTGCGATCTTTCGCACCCCAAAGCCCATCAGTGTCGCACATAAGTGCGCGCTGGTTAACTCCGGCCTCGTCACGCTCTACACGTAACGCCGAGACAATGTCGAACTGATACGGAAGCGCCTGGCCCGCTTTCGCACCAGGCATGGCTGGCGCGTAAAGCATGCGCCCCATTTCGTCTTGACTTTTCTCAAGCTTGGCTGTCATATAAATATGCTTGTTTGGAATATCACGGAAGGCGCGGATCAGTTCAGCCATATCGCTTTGCATATCGCCGTAGGCTGCGCGCGGGTCTTTGTTTTTGCGCTTTAATTCGGCCAGACAAACTTCGGCGATCTCGCTGATGCTATCAATCGCAATACTTTCGTATTCGCTTTCATTTACCAGCCACTCATATGCTTCTCGCATCTGATTTATGTCGGTGACGGTGACGTATGGAATGTCAGCATCCTTAATTGAGAGCATGCCACCCTCCGCCGAAAGAACGATTGGTTTTGGAAGCGTTGGGATAAGAGATGTCTTACCCGCACCCGCTCCGCCGTAGACAAGCATTTTGATATTTGACACACCAATATCGCTTGTGCGCTGAAGGTTAATAGCCAATGATGTACTCCACTTACTTTCTGCGCGGTCGGTCAATCCGGTTGCGCATTAAGAGTTTACATTAGTGCGGCTTTGTTAGAGTGTAAACCCCTTCGATGCGAAAGAAAAAAAAAGGAAATACGCAAATGACAAAAAGTAAATAGCCGGAGCAGATATCACTATATGGGGTGCCGAATGGGGCGGCATGCCCGAATTTGAGCAGGATAGCCTCACATCATTTCATTAGGTTGATGATCCAATCAAACTCGCTCGTAAGGAAATAATCACTTGTCAGGCAATATAGAGAATATTCTAGGCGGGCCTTTTTTACCGCCAACGCAATACATTGACACTCCTGAAATTCAATTAGCTGCGGCGATGCGATCCGCCGGCATGGAGCCTCCAAAAAGTTTCATCATAGACGGGCAGCTTCATCGTTTTTCGACGCAGGGCAGAAAAAGGGACGATAGCGGTTGGTATGTCGCGTTTGACGATCACCCGGTTGTTGGTCGATTTGGTTGCTGGCGCGATGGGATTGATGTTGTATTCCGGGCTCGCGTAGCGCGCCAATTAACAGCCGTAGAAGAGATGGCGCAAACACGCCGGATCGCAGAAGCTAGGATTAGGCGTGATGAGCAGAAAGAAAAGCGCGCCGAAGTCGCCACGGGTAACGTCGAAAAGATATGGGGCAACGCTGGTGCGGCGTCTCAGGATCACCCCTACTTAAAACTCAAGGGAGTAGCTCCCCATGGGGCTAGGGTCACTGGTGACGGGCGCATTGTGGTGCCCTTGCGGAATACAGAAGGCGATCTGGTTTCACTTCAATACATCTCTGATTATGGCGAAAAGAGATATCACCCCGGCGCACCAACAAAAGGTGGTTTCTGGATTATCGGAGATATTCGGAAGACGCTGTTTATTGCTGAGGGTTTTGCGACGGCTGCGACTGTACATGAGATAACAGGCGATGCTGTGTGCGTCGCGTATAGCGCTGGCAATTTACCATCCGTGGTTGGCGCGATGCGAGATCAGCTTGGCGATCTGATGCAGATTGTTGTTGTTGCCGACAACGATGAAAATGGCATCGGTAAGAATTACGCGGAGCAGGCCACGGCAAAATATGGTGGCCGCATAGTAATCCCACCAATGGATGGTGACGCTAACGATTACCATAGAGACGGCCACGACCTTCATGCGTTACTTTTCCCACCCGCGACAGAATGGCTCATACCTGCCGATGAGTTTGCTCAGGAACCGGCGCCAATATCATGGCTGGTAAAGAATTGGGTTCAGGACCGCGCACTGATGATGGTTCATGGCCCGTCCGGCAGCGGTAAGACTTTTGTTGTTCTCGATTGGTGCATGCGGATCGCCTCACCAATCACCGAGTGGTTCAATCATCGCGTCTCTGACGGCCTTGTCGTTTACTTGGCTGGTGAGGGTCATTACGGGCTGCGTGGTCGCGTAGCTGTATGGAAGCAGCATAACTCCATAGACCGTTTAAACATGTATCTCAGCAGGGCTGGGTGCGACCTCAACGCCGCCGAGGGTTATCAGTTGGTGCTGGACAATATTCGCTCACTCGATGAGTCACCAAAACTAATCGTTGTCGATACGCTCCATAGATTTCTAAAGGGTGATGAGAACAGCGCTCAGGACGCAAAGACAATGCTTGATGCGTGCAACGCATTAATGATCGAATTTAATTGCACTGTCATTCTTGTTCACCATACCGGCGTGTCTAACGAGGCGCAGCACCGTGCGCGCGGATCGTCGGCCTGGCGCGGCGCTCTTGATATCGAAATATCTATCAGCCCAGGCTTCACACCAGATGAGCCATTAAAG